CTTTATTGGAACTGTTAGACACTGTGGTGAATCATTGGAGCAAAGCAGGTAAAACTGTGTAGCGTTGAAGGTGTTCATTGAAGCAAGACTAACAAGCTCAGAGTGATGGCCTGAGTTTAATAAAAGCAGTCAACAACTAACCTGTTTGTATTCTAGGATGATTACAGCAAATTAAACATTAAATCTGAACTAACTGCTATAGAAGATGGTTGCAGGACACAGTAGAAATACTGTTCTAGGAAACTAGACATTGAAGGAATAGACGACACATTGGAAAGACTTTGTATGTTGCTAGTAGCAGACACAATTACTAGATAGTCAACATGAATTGTTGATAGGGTCAAGGTAACTGAACCGATATACAGGGGAAAGGCTGACCAGAAAATAAAAACACCAGTTACGCTCATCCTGCTAGAGACATAGAATGTTAACAGCAACTTTTAAATTTCAACCAATATCTGAAAATAAAACACATTCTGACAAAGGAAAAGAAAATGAACGCATTTGTAAACGCAATCGCAAATCAAGAAGCTCGTACTGAAAACGGTATGAAGGCTCGTCAGTCCACTGCTAACGCATTGGTGGACTTGTTCTACAACATCGGTGCTAGCCGTGGTAAGGACATCGTTCCTAAGTTTACTGCGGCTATGGTTCAAAATAAGGACCTAGCACTACGTATCGCATTGTGGGCACGTGATGCCCGCGGTGGTGCAGGTGAACGTCAATTGTTCCGTGACATTTTGACTCACTTGGAAAAGACCGATCCTGAATCGGCGGCACGTTTGATGACAAAGGTGCCAGAAGTAGGTCGTTATGACGACTTGCTAGTGTTCAAGACTCCGGACTTGAAGGCTAAGGCTTACACAATGTTGGGCGATGCCCTTCGTGCAAAGAATGGCCTTGCGGCAAAGTGGACTCCTCGTAAGGGTGAAGTCGCACGTGAAATCCGTGAGTTCTTCGGTATGACTCCGAAGCAATACCGTAAGAGCCTTGTTGCTCTTACTAAGGTAGTTGAAACACAAATGTGTGCCCAAGATTGGGACAACATTAACTTCTCGCATGTGCCTTCACAGGCAGCACGAATCTACAAGAAGGCGTTCAACCGTCATTCTGTAACATTCGCTGAATACGTGCAGAAGCTAGTGAGTGGTGACAAGACCGTTAAGGTCAATGCTTCGGCAGTGTTCCCTCACGAAGTTTTGAAGGACATCATCAACCCTTACGGTCGTGCAACTCTAGGTAAGACTGAGTTGGATCACTTGACCGCTCAGTGGGATGCTCTTCCTAACTATATGAATGACGCAAACATTCTGCCAATGGTAGACGTTAGTGGTTCTATGACTTGCCCAGCAGGTAAGAACACAAGCGTTAGTTGCTTGGATGTTGCGGTCTCGCTAGGTATGTATCTAGCTGACAAGAACAAGGGTGCGTTCAAGGACACATTCTTGACTTTCAGTGGCACACCTGAACTGTTGACCCTTAAGGGTGATATCGTTCAGAAGGTTAATCAAATGATTACCTCTAAGTGGGCTATGGATACTAACTTGCACAAGGCTTTCGACAAGGTCTTGGCTGTGGCAGTGAAGAACAACGTTCCTCAATCTGACATGCCTAAGATGGTGTTGATCCTTTCAGACATGCAATTCAATGCATGTGTGAATCACGATGATTCTGCTATGCAGATGATTGAACGTAAGTTCCGTGATGCAGGTTACGAAGTGCCTAGCGTGGTCTTCTGGAACTTAAACGCAAGTGATAACGTTCCAGTCAAGAGTGACAAGTCTGGTGCGGCTCTAGTCTCTGGCTTTAGCCCAAGCATCATGGCAAGTCTGCTTGGTGCAGATCCTTCTGAGTTCACTCCAGAAGGTATGATGATGAAGGCCATCATGAACTATCGTTACAACTGCTAATGCAGTAAACGAGGAATAGGGGGCTTAGGCCCCCTATTACCATATGTTGACAATAAATGGATACTGTAGTATAATAATAAAATGATGTATAAAATAAATGATTTAGAATTTTTAGACTTAGATTCCGCAATGGAACATGCTAAGTTGTTGAACGAATTCGTTACTATCAAGGGTGACGGATTTGAAGTTTGTGGTCGATTCGGCGTCGATTCGATTGTAGATGGCAAGTGCCCAGATGGAGTTGCATACGATTGGAACAAGGCTAGTCGCATCGGCCGTGTGAAGAAGGAAAGAGTATAATGCCTGTGTGCTATCAACTAGTAGGAGTATCGGGCTCAGGAAAGAGTACTTGGATAAAGTCTCAAGACTGGGCTAGTGATTGTGTAGTAATATCTACCGATGAATTTGTCGAAGCGTATGCCAAAGAACAAGGTAAGACGTATTCAGAAGTATTTGTGGAATACATGCCTACAGCAGTTAGCTTGATGGCTGATAAGGTTATTGAAGCTAGTAACGCAGGCAAGGATATCATCTGGGATCAGACTAGCACAACTATTAACAGCCGGCTACGTAAGTTTAATATGCTCCCACACTACGAACATATTGCGGTAGTATTTAAGACGCCCGAGCATAAAGAACTGTTTAGACGTTTGCGGAGTCGTCCGGGGAAAGAAATTCCCGAGCATGTTATTGCTAGTATGATTGCTTTTTGGCAAGACCCAACCGAAGACGAAGGTTTCAAAGAAATTCGTTTTCAAAATTGAAAGGAATATTATGCCTAGTGTATTTTTAACAAGTGACACACACTTTGGTCATGCCGGAGTATGTAGATTCACAGAAGCAGACGGTGTCACCAAGATTCGTCCATGGACTGATCCAAATGAGATGGATGAGGAAATGATAAAGCGTTGGAACGATACTGTCAGACCTACCGATAAAGTTTATCACTTAGGTGATGTTGTCATTAACCGCAAGAGTTTAAAGACATTAAGCCGCTTAAACGGTGACAAGGTGTTGATTCGTGGTAACCACGATATCTTCCGTGATGATGAATATAGATTATATTTCCGTGAATTACGTGCGTACCATGTGATGAACGGAATGATTTTAAGTCACATCCCGTTACACGAAGCTAGCTTAGGTCGTTTTGGTGTTAACATTCACGGTCATTTACACACTAACAGAGTGAAGAAGGCTAGGGGAATTGACGCTAAGACAGGTGCAACATTATACAGTGATGAAAACGATGTTCGTTATCATTGCGTATGTGTTGAACAAACAGATTTTACACCTATCTTGTTTGAGCACGTTATCAAGCGTATCGAGGCAGAAGGTGGAACAGTTGGTATGCGTAGTGGGAACGGACCCACAATGTAAAATAGACCCTTCGGGGTCTATTTTTTTGGTTAGAGTTTTGTATAAACAAAGTATAGTCTGTCGTTAGCATCTTTTTTGAAAGTGTCTAAATTGAGATTATACTTTTCAGCAAACTCATTTACAACTTCAAAACTCCAATGGAAGATATCAACGTAAGGTCCTGTCTTATGCGGTATGCCTGGATTAGCTCTTAGATAGAACTTACCGCCTCTTTTTAATAGATTGATACAATGGCTAAATCGTGCTTCAATCTCATCTTTGCTATTGAAGTTAATACTACCTAAAGCCATAATAACATCATGTGATTCTGGTTTGACTTTATATTCAAGTATATCAACTTCATAGTCAGCTTGATTGTTGTATGGATCAATGCCGATCAAGTTTTTGATACGACCCTTGAATGGGTGATATCCGCAACCAACGTCAAGCACTTTCTCAGGGTTTAGTTTATTAACTTCATCAGCTAGTTCCCAACCAGTGTGTTCATAATCACCTGTGCGTGGTTTCCAAATCTCACTAAAGAAACGTAGGATATATCGTTCCGATAAGTCATTAGTGATATCAAGTAATGTACCTACATAGTCACAGGGTAAATGTAATTCAGCTTCTACTGCATCTTTGAATTTACTATATCGTGCGGGTGTCCAAGGTAGATCCTGTACTACAGTATCCTCATTGATAGAAATTTTTGCATACTTGGGTAAATTAAATGCAAGTTGCAAATTTTCTTGTAAAAGCTTAAAAATTTTAATATTCATATGATTTTTTCTAAATGGACTAAATAATTGTCACATCATATTTATTCTTGGAGGACTGATGAAAAAACTTTTAGCATTGTTAGCATTTATACCACTAGTGGCCTTTGCGTGGCAACCAACAAAACCCATAACAGTTATCTTCCCTAACGGACCAGGTGCCGGTAATGAGATATCATTTTTCTTTGTTGCAGATATCGTATCGAATAAGACAAAGGTACAGTTTAATAGAGAACATCGTCCTGGAGCAGATGGTAATCTAGCAATGAATCATTTTGCTACCGTACCCGCAGACGGATATACAGTAGCGGTACCCGCATGTAATAGTCAGTGGATTACAGGTGAGATTTGGTATCCACAGACACTAAAGTATAATATCTTTGACTTTGAACCTGTAGCGAATATAGCACGTAGTCCTTTAGCATTTTGGGCACACCCTAGTAGCAAAGTCAATACACCTGAAGATTTGATTCGTGAGATTAAAGAAAAGAAACGTCCTATTAATTTTGCAATTGGTGGAGGTGGACATAAACTAGCAGTTGAATATTTGACTGACAAGTTAAATGTGCCAGGTGGTGATAGAGTACAGACAGTTATGTACAAAGGTCCTGCTCAAGCACTGATGGACACAATGGGCGGTCATGTTGAGTTTAGCGTTACCCCAGTTGGTGTTGGATACCCTCACGTTAAAGCAGGTAAATTAAAACTAATTGGTCTAGCAAGCGAAGTGCCACTAAAAGGATTAGAGTCTGTACCGTTGATGAGCAAGTACGCTCCTGGATTAAATCTATATGGATGTTGGAACTTAGTATTACCAAAAGGTACTCCACAAGATGTACAAGACTGGTATCGCAACAACTTTGTTCCTGCTATTCGTAGTAAAGAAGCAAAAGAAAAATTTGATGATAACCAAATGTTCATAACTACTAAAGAACATTCTCCTCAAGGTGTACATGCAAGCATGTCTCAATTGCGTAGAGATTGGCAACCAATTGCAAAGAAGATTAAACCCGAATGAAATATATATTTGTTGCAGGCGCCCCTGGCAGTAAGTGGAGTAGTGTAGTCAAGAATATCTACTACAGTGACAGCATTGACCGTAGTGATTATAGTGAAAGTCGCACATATCACCATGATGCCAGTGGTACAATGCAGTTAATGCATTTAGGTGCATACTTTGATCCTGGCATGGAGTTCAATTTACCTGAATCAATGTCAACACTTACTAAGAAACAAGCAGAAGAATTATTTGATAGTCCATTCTCAGGTGAAGGTGTACGTATTATCAAAAGCCACATCTTTTGCTATCAAGAAAATATCGAATATCTCAAGGAATTATGGCCTGAATGTCCTATAGTATTAGTACATCGTAGCGATGATAGTTGTTTGGGTTGGTGGGTGAAGTGCGGTCACTTTAATATAACATACCCTAGTTATGATAAGTACTATGTTGATTTGAAAACGATGGCTAAAATAATTGCTCGTCAAAATTCTAATATCGAAGCCGTATGGGAATCACGTGACGGATTTATTGTATATACAAATCAACGTTTAGCTCTTATGTTAGGAATTAGTAGTCCACCATTAGAGTATAATCAAAACTACAGTGAACAAGATATAGAGGTTAAAGTAATATGAAATCAAATTGGGATTCAACCAAAAAACGCAGTCGTTATCATTTTGATAATTTCAAGAATGACACCGAACAAGACAAAGTAATCAAGTTAGGTAAGATTGTAGCAGATTTCAAACCTGAATTAGTAGACATTATCAAGAACGCAAAGCCTGCTACATGGAGAACCCGCGGCGCAGTAGGAAAAACCAGACCTGAAGAAGAATTAGCCGCAGAAGATTATGATTTAGAACGTACAGGCTATGGTAAAGATTATCAGATTACACACTTAAACTGGGATATTCCTGAGAAGTTAAAAAAGATTAGTGATTTGTTTGGTCTACAAGATTGTATGGATCGTATTCATGTACAAATGCCAGGTGAGGTATGGAACTTACATTTAGACAAATTAGAGAAGTGGGCGCCCGATGCACCATATACAGTTATGCGTATTCAGTTGGCATTGACAGATTGGGAACAAGGTCATTTTTGGAGTTACGGTAACTATTTACATCAGCAATGGCGTGCCGGAGATTTGACTACATTTGATTGGCAGAATATTCCTCACTCTACTGCTAATGCAGGACACAACCCTAGAGTTACGTTTCAAATGACAGGAGTAGTTACTACTAAAACAACAGAGTTTCTTAATAGATTAAAGAGATTTGATAACTATGAAGTAGAGTTAACAACCAATAATTGGAATTAATAACAAGGGGCTTCGGCCCTTTTTTTGTGGCTAAATATAACTATGACTACTTTTATATATACCGGTGAGATTTACGATAGACCTCGAGAGGTAGTTGCAGAGAATATCGTTCGTATTATGTCTGAACTGATACAACTACCAAAAGGAATAGAGATAGAGTTTCGCACACTCGCAGAATCTATATATGGAGAAACACTGTTAGATAGTCGGTTTAAGAAACGAATCAGATTACATGATAGATTAACAGCTAGAGAAATAATTGTACCCTTGATACATGAGTTACTTCATTTAAATCAAGTACATACAGGTAAACTATTAGGTAGGCGTGATGGATCGTTTATTTGGAATGGTAAAGTATATCATGCATCTAAAACTATTACAGTAAAAGAATGGTCGCAATTACCTTGGGAGATTGATGTAGCAGAAAAAGAGAAACATTATCTAACTGAGGTATTAAACAAATCTTGAGTTTTCTCTAACCTCGGATTTGATAATATTTGCAATTTTTTCTCCCCACACTATACTATGTTCTACTCTGCCTAACTTAGATAACAGTTCTGCTTTATACCTTATCTTATTAAACAGTTCAGGAGGACATTGCTCCCAACCATAACTCTTGATTCTAGGCTCTTTGACTCCGTACATTTTGAATTTCAAAAAAGGAACAGTATCAAATTTATCGTTACCGTGTTCGTAGTATTCAATATGTTTATTGATAAAATAACAACATGACTCTAGACTATGACCTATCATATTACCTATGCCAGTTATGCCTTTATCGTTCATGTATCTTTCATAGTTACAAAAATCTATTCTCTGAGGTGATAATACTTTTTCGTTTTTGTGTGCATGTACCCAAGGCCAATCACCACCTATAATAGGAAAGTTTTGGCACTTATCTAATAACCAAAAATGACTTGCTACGTGTGGTTCTGTTATGTTATATGGCTGTAAGTATTCTAAGTATTGTCCACTTTGATAAAAATCTAATGCATCTAAATAGAAAAAGTTTTGCTTTATGTTGTTTTCTCGGCAATACTTTTCAGAGTAATATAGATCAACTACATTTAGAATAGCTCCGTGAATCTTTACAATCAATGTAGTTGCTTCTACTGGTATATTGTTTCTCAAACAAGAATCTAATACAAATTCACTGTCTAATCCACCACTGTATAGAACTTCTACTGTTTTAGTTTGTCTGTCAGATAAATGGTCAAGCATTATAGAATCAATATGTCTGTTAGGTTCAAAATCATTATCACATAATTCTAATGTAAAGTAGTTTGTTGGCCCAACATTCAATGTGTGCTTTCTAAAATTATTGACTCCAGTATACCATATTGTTTCATTCATTGAGATATTTATAGGATGCTCAGGACTTGACAATAAATCAGAAATTATTAGTACTTTAGTACTATATTTTGGCTAACTAAAGTACTCATTTTTGACAGTCAGGGACTCTAGGACCGATACTTTATCTAGGAATAGATACAGACACAGTCCTAGCGAAATGCCCAAAATTTGACAATAAATGGACTTTGATGTATAATTCATCTATGAACTCAAAAATCGTCCGCAAGCGTAGAACTGATCGTAACCAAGTGATCTACTTTATCCAAGATACTGTAACACTTGAGTACTACATCGGTCTGACTGCTATGGAATTCAAAGGTAACGTGTTCAAGACCCTTCGCCGTCGTATGCAAAAGCACATGCAACGGGCTATGGCTGAGAACAAAAATTGGGGTCTGAGCCGTGCATTGCGTGAACGTGGCGCCGAGCGTTTTGTATTCGGTACTGTTGAAGTTGTGCGTGGCAAGCGTCCTGCACATGAGCGTGAGACACTATTGATTAACACCCTGCAACCTGCACTTAACACATTCGGTATCAAAGGTTGACAAATAATCGGTTTGGGCATATAATAGAGGCTTAGACAGTCAAACAACGGAGCAAACATGTCAGGTGCATTCTTTTACATTGAATACAAAGATGGTTCAGTCACTGAGATTGAATTCAAGACAGCCCAAATGGCTCGCAAAGCATACAACCTGTATGAAAAAGAACCCGAGGACAATGCTAAGGGTTGGGGTTGGGATACTAAGTATGAAGTACCTACACTGACTCAACAAATCCGTGCTAAAAAAGCAAACAAGGAACTAGTATGAACGAACGAATTGAAAAATTAATTGATAGTACAGTAGAAATTTTGGATCGTGATCCATTGAATCAATCCGAAGATACTTACTCTATTTTGCTTAAATTTACACAAGCCCTTGCCACAGAGATAGGTGAGATTGTGGTAGAAAGTCCTTACATGGAAGGCATTCATATGTACTTTGATGAAAAGATTGCCCGCTACGAAATTAAGAAAAGTGTAGGGCTTGTAGAATGAACGAACGAATTCAAGAATTAATGAAACAGTCAATGGTTGAATATCAATTCGATATGAGATTCAGCCCTGAAAAGTTCGCCGAGTTGATTGTTCGGGAATGTATGGATATATGTTATCGAACTGATACTGAATATGAGGGTCATAAAGTTAAATCAACGGTAATTGCCAGCAAAGTTGCAGAACATTTCGGAGTTGAAGAATGATTGAAATTATAGCACTGATTTGTCTAATAGGACCAACCATTGTCGTACACTATTTAGGTAAATAATACAACCACCCAAATCATTTGACATCTGATGGATGTTGAAGTACAATGTAACATCTAAAATATAGGAATTATCATGCACCTGAGTAAATTTAACGAATGCTTTAACCATCGAATTTCCGGTGGTAGTGAATACGGCTGGAAATCATTTGGTCTCAACGCACGATACTTGGATTTTGAATCTGAGTTTGCACATGGATCAGTGGTGTTTGATGCATTAACACAAACTGTTTACATAGCTGATATTGATGCAAAACAAGATGGTAATGACAATCTTCCAGGACCCTATCGTTGGGTTAATCCCGATCATCGTCAAGGTTATATTGATGAATGCAAAGAAAGAGGTATCGAGCCCTTTGAAGCATGGGATAATGTCAATTACATTGAATTGGAACTTGCAGAAGATTACCTAGAAAAGGCTCATGCAGTGTTCAACAACCTCCCATTCGATAGGCGAATCGTTGTTCCTGTTGACCTAGACAATGATGCAATTCTCATGCTGGCCCTTGAGGCACACAAGCGTGATATCACTATCAACAAAATGGTAGAGATTGTTTTGCAACGTGCTATTGATGAACATGTCAACAATCCTACAGTCTAAAGCGTTAAATACGTAAAGGAGAACTATTATGAAAAAAATTCTTGTAGCATTAGCATTGGTTGGCATCGCAGGTACAGCAGCCGCACAACACTATCATAACCGTCATGGTGGACACGGTGGTCACCGTAATACATGGGTAGCCCCTGCAATTATTGGTGGTGTGATTGGATATGGTCTGACTCGTAACTATTACGGTGGACACGGTGGTCACCGTAATAAATGGGTAGCCCCTTCAATTATTG